TAATTCTAGTTCGCTATCCGCGCTTATAAGTTCTACCTTTGTTAAGCCTTCCGTGTTTGCGTTGTAATCAATTACTCGGTTAATATTCCACCAACTATTGTCTATTCGGATTTTGTCGCTAAGCTTTAATCCGTGAATGTCGTTTTCCGTCAACTTGAAAAACGCGGTTAACATTTTACCCTCATTGATTTGGTTAATCGTACGACGCCAATACAGGTTATAAAGCGTGTTATTGGTTAACGTTTGAGGGTTGTAATAGTAGAAGTCGCACGTTCCGAAGTTAATGTCAAAGCTAGGCGTTAGCGCGTTGTCAAAATGTGTAATAGCTGGGTAAGTAGTTACCCCGTAAGTACCCGTTACCCCGCCGTCAATGATGTCGTAAGATCCGCACGTTTGTTCGCCGCCGTCGTAAAGTATTCTTATGTTCGTCTTTGGGGCTTGTCCGTCAATCATTGGCACAAACGCACCGAATGTCGTTTGGGCTATTGGCGTAGGGCTAAAGATTAGTTCTTTCGTGTCTACGTCTTTAACATATTCCGAGTTAAAAATGTATTCTTGTTGTCCGTATATTTCTCGGGTAGCTTCAAAATACAACGTGTTCGGCGTGTCGTTATCTTGTTTGTAGGTTAAGATAAGGCGCTTGTTTGAAACGTCGGGTAGGAACTCTAGGTTTTGTTCGCGGTCTTTTGCTAGTTTATAAGTCCAGTCTTTCTGCGTGCCGTTGTCGTAATATTCGTCGCGGTGCGTTAAGATTATATTGTTAGGTTGGTTCGGGTCTACGTCAACGAATAGGTTATACATTTGAAAGATGGACTTAACAAAGTCGCTTTGCTTAATCTTTACAGGAACGTATTGGTTCATGGTAACGAACCCGCCTATTGGTTGGGTATTACTATTCGGGATTATTTCTAGTTTAATATCCGTAATGTCTATGTTGACGTCTACACGCGTATTGACACCCCCAGCAGTTTGCCAATAATGCAAGTTGTTTTGCATTTGCGAAGAAATACCCGCCCTAATCTTTAGAAGGTCGCCCGCCGTAATATAACCGCTAGGCGTTGTTACACCAACGTTTGCGTAAGCGCCGTAAATTGTTGTGCCGCTAGCTATGTAGCTATCTATTAAAATAGGCGTTAAATTGGCTATGCTGCCCGTAATGTTTGTGGCCCTTAGGTATGGATAAAAATAGCGCGGTATTGGCGCGTAAGCCCCTAGAGTTGTATTATAAAAAACAGGCCTTACTGGGTTTGCCCCCGTGTTGTTGAAAACAATATTATAGGTGATATTAAACTTAAATTCGTAAGACTGCGAAGCCGCTGGGTCTACGTCCGTCGGTGCGGTGTACTCGCCCGTTACTGGGTCAAAGATACCTTGCGTGTCTAAGATTTCCGTCCAGTTGTCTAGTTGTTCCCAAAACGGAATAAATGAACCCGTTGCAGGTTGCGCGTTGGTAGTGGTGTAAGTGTTTTCTGCAAGAACCTTGTAGTCCGTCCAGTCAATTTGGTTTTCGTCGCCGTTGTAAGGAATTAGCAATTTATCAAACCTAGCGTTTTGTAAGTCCGTCCATGTGTAGGTAAAACCAGCGCTAGCAAAGATGCGGTCGAAATAAGTCTTCGCGTAAATAGCGGGCTTAATTTGTCGCACGTTATAAAGGGCGTCCGTGTCGTAAGGTAAGACGTATTTGTAGCCGTTGGCTTGCGTAAAGCCGAAGCTTGCAATTATCGACGTAGAGTTGCTAAAATGGTTGAGGTCGCTAAAGTCTAGGTCGGTAAGTTCGGCGTTTGTTATGGCCGTGAATAGTTCCGCTTTTGTGTCTTTGATCAACACCTCGTAGTTAACAACTTGTTCGTGCGCGTCCGTAAGTTGGGACTTGTTTACGGAAATCAATTGTAAGACGGCGTTCTCCATGATTACCACGTCGTTCTGCGTAACTTGGCAATATGTCAACTGAGAAACGTCAAACGTACCCGCGTCGATGTTTACGTCGTAATAGTGGTTAAGAAGTTGGTTATTGTTGTCCGTTCCCGCTAAGACAATGGTCTTTGAGAAAGTCCCCGTTCGTTTGGTTATGTCCCGTATTTCACCAACGGAAAAGGTAAGCGGAAAGCTAACGTCTTGGCGTACGTCTAGAACGCCCGTGTCTAGAATTATTTTAACCATTGATTGCGTCGTTATTTGCTAGCTTAACAACTAGGCTTTGTTTGATTAGGTTCTTGTTACGTTGCTTAAAGACTTCGTAAGAGTTGTTGGTTACAATTACGGGTAGGTAATTTGTTGACTCAGGTACACGCACGGGGCATCCGTTTTCGTCTATTACTGGAACTCCGTCTTCGGTTGTTAGGTAGGTTACAAGCTTAAAGAATACTTGAGGGCTAGTTACCAACTCTTCGAAATAAGTAGCCATGTTTTCGGTCATCCAGTTAGAATTTAATTCTAGCGTCTTTACGACGTTTATGTTGAACGTACTAAACCCAAACTCTTCGTAGTTATAATTCCATTCGCCACCGCTTACGTAGCCTTGTACGTCTTTATTGTATTCGTCGCGTTGTACTTCGCCACGTTCGTAGGACTTAAGCTGAAACGCAAAGCTAGACCACGAACCCATACGATCCAAAAAGCAAAGGTGGTATTCGTTAATTTGTACGCGTCGGTCTAAATTCACGCGGTATTTTACGGAACTTTGCCCAGAGTCGTCGTACCAAAAGTCGTAATAGGTTGTGTCGGGTTTAATTAGCGGTAACGTACCAACGCCCGCCGTAAGTATTCCCGCGTTGTTAGGGCCTACTGATACGCCTTCAATAGTTGTGTTGTTTGTAAGGAATTTATAAAGAATGTCGCCGTTCGAGTTTTCAAAGACTATTTTCTTACCTATTCGGCCTCGAATGTTAAGCCATAAGTCCTGACCTATGGTTGCGCTAAATTCCGTTTGAGGTTGGTTTGTAAGCCAAAGCTTTGTAATGCCGTTAGGGTTGTACGTGTCTTGGTCGTACGTAGGGAACTCAATAAAGCGTCTAGCCCCGTTAAAAACGTTCTTAGTCGAGAAAGTAGTTATGTCGTACGTTACTACTTTGCGGTTGTCCGCATAGGTAACCGAGCCGTCTATATTTGCATCAGTAACGCTAGACCACGCCACGCTAACTTCGAACCATGTAGCGCTAGAGTTGGTAACCGAATGTAAGCCTTCGAGTAACGGGTTAGCCGTACCCCCGTCCGCTTGCGCTATGTTTATTTGGTCGCCTATTGCAAACGTGTTCGATACGTTCACGCGAACAAAACCGCCTGAGTTGGTAAGCGCTGAGGTGTAATTGAACTGCGCTAGGTATTCTTCGCCCGTCTTTAACGTGAAAGGATAGTAGCTATTTGCCGCGTCGTAGTCCGTCGTTATGGTAGGTTGGAAATCCCAACTAACGTAAGAACTTAAGAACTTAGATAGGTCAAGTTCGCCGTAACCCGTTCCGTAGGTAGGTAAGACCTTGAAGCGTCCGATTAGGGTAGCGCCGTTGTATACGTCGAAAATGTACTTGAAGCCGTCGAGGTTCTTATTAGTCGAGTCGACTAAAAACTTTACGGGGTTGTAAGCGGGTGTAAAGCTTTGGGGTTGTGCTATTATTGATTGTGCCATAACTATATTAATTTGCGCCCGTCTTTAATTAGAAAGCAAAATAGGCGTCGTCGGTAAAGTATTGTTCTTTTATGTAGGTCGTCGCGTATCTAGTCGCGTCCATTGCGTCATCGTAAAGCTTTACGGGTTCGTCTAGGATTTGGTCGCCCATTTTTTTCCACTTGTAGTTTTGATATTCTTTCTTCAAGTGTTCGTTTTCCAAACAAAAGACCCCGAAGGTTTTAATGTTGTCGATGCCTTTCTTTACGGACTTGTTCGCGTTGTGTACGTTAAACCCCGCGTTGTTCATTTCGGCAATGATTTCAGGGCGTGCGTAGTCTGCTATTATTTCCGTTTCCTTTTCGATGTTTAGGTCAGCTAGGCGGTCGATTAGGTTCGAGGTTGTAAGGTAGCTTTCGTAAATTACGGGTTCTATGAAAATGTCTTTCTCATGCCAATAGACGCGCACTAACGCCGTCGGGTGATTATAACCAAAGTCACACCCGTAAACGAATTGCGTAAAGCGTGACGGCCTGTGGGGTAAGAAAGTCCAGTTTGAGTAAATGTTGCTTTTGCTTATGGCCTTTTCGCCTAGTGCGTAAATTTGGTAAAGGGCTTCGTCGGTTCGTTTGAGGTCTTCGATTTGGCGTTTGATTGAGTCGGGTAAAAACGGATTGTCTTTATACGTGGATTTGATTAGTAC